ATGCGGATGTATGGGACAGAGTATGGGACGAAATTGATGGCTAGGCCTACTAACCGGCTCAGCGCCAGGGCTGTTCAGACCATCACCAAGAGAGGCTACCATGCAGATGGGGGCGGCCTATACCTACTTGTGAAGGAAGCAGGCACTAAGTCGTGGGTGCTGCGCTACCGGCGCGGGTCGAGACTCAGGGAGATGGGTCTTGGTTCAGCGGTCCTGATCAGCCTGCACGAGGCTCGAGCTGCAGCGCTGGAGCATCGGAAGATGCTTGCCGGGGGCGATGACCCCATTGAGGCTAGGCGCGCCTCCAAGGCAGCTGGAGCCACCTTTGGCGATGCAGCTAAGGCCTATATTGAGGCGCACCGAGCGGGCTGGAAGAATGAGACTCAGGCTGACCAATGGATCCAGTCGCTCGCAGACTACGGGCCGCGCCAGGCTATTCCCGTGGATCAGGTCGATACCACGATGGTGATGGCATGCCTTCGGCCAATTTGGACCTCGAAAACGGAGACGGCGACCCGAGTTCGAGGCCGAATTGAGCGCGTTCTGGATTGGGCCAAGGTCCACGGCCTTCGGCAGGGTGACAACCCAGCCAGATGGCGGGGGCATCTAGAAAACCTTCTGCCCAAGCCAACCAAGGTGAAGGAGAAGCGCCATCACGCAGCGATGCCCTACGCCGATACCGGCGCCTTTATGGCGAGGCTGGCTGAGCGCGATGGCCGGTCACGGCGCGCCCTGCGCTTCACGATCCTGACAGCCGCCCGCACCAATGAGGTGACTGGCGCAGCCTGGGCTGAGTTCGATCTTGATGCTGCCCTGTGGACGATCCCGGCTGGGCGAATGAAGGCAGGCCGTGAGCATGTTGTGCCATTGCCGATGGATGCTGTGGAGATCCTAAAGCCGCTTGATAGGACCGAACCGCCTTTCTCCATGTCCGAGAACACCATGCTATTTCTGCTGCAGAAGCCTTCACCCAAGGGATTTGGACTCCCATTCACGGTGCACGGCTTTCGATCCAGCTTCCGAGACTGGGCGGCGGAGGCTACAGACTTCCAGAGCGAGGTCATAGAGATGGCCTTGGCTCACACCATCAAGGACAAGACAGAGGCGGCCTACCGGCGCGGTGCTCTGATCGAAAAGAGGCGCCTGCTAATGGAGGCTTGGGCTGCCTATCTCGGGGTCGGACCTACTCGCCCTTGATCTTCCCCGCCTCCTTCGCCGCAAGGATAGCTGCGACTTCATGTCGCAGCCGGTCCTGGTGCCGGATCACCCATAGCTCCATCCCAGCCCTGCCCGTCCACTGGTTCTGGCAGCGCCGGATGATGTACTGCTGGTAGTCCTTGTGGTAGTCCAGCCATGCCTGCCACTGGAGGTTGTCCACCCGCTGCTGGATCCGGGCAACGCACACCAACCCCAGGCAGATCGTGTCCGGGGCTGGGGCGTACTTGGACGTTTTCCGCCACGTGAAGTCTGGGGGTAGTTCCATGCCGGGGAGGATACGCCTCCCCGTCTCAGGGGGTGCGATCAGGTTCAGCCAGAGATATAGGTGAGGCTGACTGACATATCGGCGGTAGCTGTGCTGGTTCCATCAGAGACGGTGCAGCGCTTCACGGCAGAAAGGGTGCTGTTCTTGGCGATGGAAGCCGAATATGAGGGCGAGAATATGTTGGCACCCGGAGTTGGGATGGATGTTGACCCCGACAGATGGCTCCATGTGCACGTGTACGACCCCGATCCCCCCGATGCTGATACGTTCCCCGAAGACGATACCGTCTTAAAGGCTGGAGCAGGTTCGGCAATGAAGTCTGTTTTGTTTGCCGAAGACGCAGATGCGGTCAATGCTCCGCCGCCCCCACTTGCACCCTGCCCCAAGAAGTTGGCAAACGAGATCGTTCCAGACGTTGGGACTCCAGAGTTCCCCGCTGTATTTGGCACGCGTGCGCCGCCCCTGTAATAGTCCTGAATGCGGAAGGGCAGCGACCCGCCATACTGCAGGCGGATCATTTCAGAGGTGATCGGAGGAGATGATGGGAGAGTCATTTGTCCAGCACCCTCCGCTCGAGATCAAGAAGCCGCTTGGAAAGCGCAACAACGCCGACAAGGGCCGCATTCCCGTAGGCGATGGACTTGGTGCCCGTCTCATCCTCGCTTACGGCCAAGGGCAGGAACTCTTCGAGCGACTGGGCGCCAGCGCCAACCTGCCTTGCTCCGGTATCAGTGCGCAGGTATTCACCCGCCTTTAGGGCTGCGAAGCGGTCTACAAGGTCGGTAGCAAGTGGCTTCCAATCCTTCTTGAGTCGCTCGTCAGAGGTCGAAATCAGGTTGCCCGTTACGGTGAGATCACCCGAACCATTGACAGTCATGACTGTATTGAAAGCCGAGTTGAAGAAATCAGCAGCCTTCAAGTTGACTCGGAACTCCGTAGCAAATCCGTTTGCGCCAGTCGGGACTAGGCGTGTTTCGCCAAGAGCAGTAGTACTTGCCGAAGAATTGAGCTGGACTACGGCGCCGAAGTCGGCGCTCGCATTGGCGTTGTGAAACACATTCATCCGACGGACGGCATCTCCGTTGCCACGAAACGCCAGGGTTCCGGACATTTCGTCTCCGATTTTGCGCACCGCCTGCCGATCAACAGAACCGTTTACCAGCTGCCATACTCCGGAGGAAACGCAGCGAAAGCCGTACTTATCACCAGCACTAACGGCAAGATTGACCCCACCGGGGAGGGCGATATTAGAGCTATTCACAATCGTGAGGGGGCTGAAGAATCCCAACTCTCGATAGCAGCCCACAAATCCCGTGCCGAAACTATTGATGGTAGCCGTACCCGTGATTCCCACGGATTCACCATCGGCGGCCGCAATGTTCGTAGTCGAGGCTGACGCCAGGGTCGCCGAAGCCACGGCATTGGTGGACCTGATAATCGCGGATATCCCCCGGATGTAGTTGTCCAGGCTGTTGCCAATAGCTTCCGTCCCCGTCGGGAAGTTTGAGCTGGCTAGTGTCGCCAGGTCGGCCATGCTGTTAGGTACGGGCATTTCGCCTCCAACAAAAAAGGCCCCGTGAAGGGGCCTAGAGGGTGGTAAAATCGGGCTGTCAACCCCTCAACGAGGCAGACATGTCTGCTTGGCTGCTCGGCCTAATCCTTAAACCGCTGGCATTTGTCGGGATCGCCTTTCTCTACTGGGCGGTAGCCATCAAGGGTGGCAACTGGATCGCCAAGCTGATTCCCAGTGAAAAGTGGCGCCGGATCCTTACTGAGCCGCGCTACGACTTCAATTTGAAGAACCCACGGCGAGAGCCGTTCCCGACTCGCCGCCCATCGCAGTCAGAACGCCCTGAATGACCTTGCGGTCGCTGGCGCTGGTTCGGCGCAGCACGTCCTGAGCGCGGGCTGGATCGGTCAAGATCTCGACCAGCTGGCGGTTGACACGGTCCCGGCCTGCCGAGCCAAGCATACGAAGCACCCCTGAGCCGGGGATATTGACGCCCAGCTCCTGCACCGCCCCCAGAATGTCGCCGTTCGTCGCCAGCTTCTGGAAGGTGTCCGAACCGCTGCCCCGGCCTGCAGTATCAGCAAATGCCTGGCGGGCCAGGTCATCGTTAACACCACGGATCGTGGTTAGATCACTCGGCTGAAACACGTTCGCCGCCGATGCCTTGCCGAATCCGGTGCCGCTTGCCGCAATGGCATCCAGATTGCGGGCGCTCCGGCCAAATGCAGCTGGGGTCAGCACCTCCAGTCCCGTAGTGGGATCGGCAATGCCGCCACTGCTTCGGCGCAGCAATTCCTGCCCAGCCTGCATTCGGTTGATTGGAGCCGATCCGCTGCGGTACAGGTCAAGATACTGCCCAAACTCTGGACTGGCCGACTCAAGCTGTTGGTCAAGCGCCCCCTTTACCCTCTGCAGCTCGCGGGACGCCGCACGGGCATAACCCTGCTCGCCGCCCACCCTGCCCTGCAGGAGATCGTCGATGTACTTGCGCAGGTTGTAGAGGCTAGAAACGTCGTCGCCCGCCTCACTCAGCGCTGCCTGCACGTCGCGGACTGCATTGCGTACAGTCGGCCGCGTGGCATTGGCATCGATGGCCTGCTGGACGTAGTCACGTACTGGCTGGGTATCCACCCCCGTGACAGTCTCAGCGCGCTGCAGGAGCGGTACAGCCGCCGCATCACGGGCAGCCTCGGCCGCCGCAATGTCGGCCTCGTCCCCGGCAAACTGACGGATCGCACCGACCCGAGCCGCGTTATTGCTTCGGCGCAGGGAGTCGAATGGCGCCCCCTCACGGGCTGACACAGCACGTTGCAGCTGGGCAATGCCTGGATCCAATGTCTCCTCGGCCAACGTGCGCTGTACGCCCGGCACCGAGGACGGATTGCGTACGAGGCGTGCCGGGTCTTCGGCGAAGCCACGGATGACACGCGCAGCCGCCTGCTCGGTCCCGCGCTGAGTAAACGGCGCCCCGACCTGCTTTACTGCCTGCACAGCACGCCCGGCCACTGCCGGAATAGCCGCACCAAGCAGACCGCCGCCTACGCCGATCCCCGCATTGGCTGCACGGTCCGCCTCGCTCGTGGCGGGCTGAACATACCCAAGCAATCCGCCCTGTACAGCACTCCCACGCACAGTGGTAGGCAGCAATGTGGCCGCCGCTCCAGATCCACGAGCAGCCAGTCCCGGACCAACAACCTGAGCCAAGGTTCCCGCAACATTCCCCAGAAGGCCGCCAGGCGTAGATACAAGATCCTCGTCTAGCTTTCGACGCTCCTCAGCCTTCGCCTGCAAGTAGCGCTGCGGAGTACGCCACAGATCGTTTGCCCGCTGGACGCCTCGGCGGAACCCTTCATTGCCGATTCCGCTGCTGATAATCGCATCACCCAGGCCAGCCACCCGAGAACCCTGATCCACCGTTGCCTGCACCAAACCGGTGGCCGTATCCACCAGCGACTTGCCAATGCCCGCACGGAAGCGATCAAGGCCGCTCATGTTGTCCGTAGCGCGAGGTGCGCGTTCCGGCGTCGGCTGTGCCTTGGGCTGGCGCTGGGCTGCGATAGCCTGGGCCAGTGCGCGGGCATCCTCCGTGTTGCCCGCAGCATCCGCTGCCACCAGCGCTCGTTCCAGTTCAGCGAGGGTCGCCATTCAGCGCGCTCCGTATTTCTTCAAGAGGGAATCGATCTGGGTATTGCTGGACGCAGCCTGCGGAGCCGGAAGAGCGCCGCCAGCCGCCGAGCGCATGGCCTGCTCAACAACGGCGCGGTTCCTTGCCTTCTGCGCAATGACCTCCGGTGAATCACCCAGAACCGGGAAGTAGTTCTTGTACTCGTCATCGGCTTCCTTAACGCCAATGGCAGCACCCGATTCCTTACGCAGGTTTGCGCGGATCCAGTTCATTGCAGCCTGCTGGTACTGCTGGCCCTGAGAAGTCGTCCCGGCCCGGCCCAAAGGCGCCAGCGCACCGCCCAGCAACGGAATGTTGTCTACGCCAGCACCCACGCGGTCGCGCAGATTGTTGGGGTTGTAGCCAGCGCTCGTCAGGTCGTTAAGCTCCTTCGTGGCACTTACCATGCGCTGATAGAAGCCAGCTGCGTTACGCTCACCCTCGGTCGTCTTGCCCCCAGGGATATAGGTCGTGGTCCCGTCCGGGTTCTCGATCACCTGACCAGCGCCACCGGCAGGAACATCACGCGGCTTGTTAACGATCTGGATCTGCCCAGTCGGACCAACCTGAGCCACAGTTCCCTGCGGCAAGCCCAGGCCCGACACCTCCTGAGCGCTCAGTGTGCGATAGCGCTCGCTCTGGGCCTGCGTTTTTGCTGGGCGGCTGCCGATCTGCGGAGCGCGACGGCTACCAGCGCCCCCACCGACCTGCGCAAGCACCTTCGGGACATAGGCGCGCGTCTCGGCCGGAGCAGATGCGAGCATGGCGTCCACATTGCCGCCAGCTGCGCGCAAGGCATTGTCGACGTTGCCCGGACCCCAGTTGTATGCGGCCAGCGCGGCACGCGGATCTGCGTATTGCCGGAGCATGGCCTGCAGGTAATCCTTGCCGACGCGCTCCAGCTCTGCCGGTGACTGATCCCGTGCCGGGGCCACCCCGTATCCAGGATCCCGCAATGTGCCAGGCATGGTCTGCATGGTGCCTACGGCGCCCTTGCTCGACACGGCAGCCGGATTGCCGCCCGACTCAACCTGCATCACGGCCCGCTCAAGGCTCGGGAGAATGTCCGCGCCAAGCGGCGGGGCCGAGGGCTGATTTGCGGCGCCGGGCGCCAACAGGCCACCGCTGATCGGATTGTTCTGCAGGTCGCGAACCTCGCGAGTGTCCTTGTTAACCCACACATCCAGCAGACCGCCCGTACCGTCACCCACCTGCGCCAGCTGCCAATCATTCTGAGCCTTGGGGGTGTTCTCGCGGCGGAAGGCGGAGGCGCCAACCGGATCGATTGCGGCCCACTTGCCCCAAGCTTCCTGATTGATCGACCCATCCGGGTTCAGTGCACCTTGCTGCGCCGCCTCGATGGCCGCATTGCGCTCCATACCCTGACGGGTGCGACCCAGAATCTCATTCTTGTACCGGGCATTCTCCACATCCTGCACACCCTGATTGGCCGACAGCAGGCCAGACTGGATACCATTGGCGAGAGCGCCGCCGAAGCTACCGCCAGACGGTCGCAGCAGGCCCAGTCCAAGCGAAAGCAGGCTCTGGCGGCCAATCGCGTTGCGATCCTCATCGCTCAAGCCATTGGCCTGCGGAATGAACCGCCCCAGCAGACCGCCATAGTTGAGTGCCATCAGCTATTCCCCCACAGAGAGGCCAGGATTGCCGCATAACCGGCCGCGTTCTGGCCTGCGCTGGTGTAGTTCGGATTGTCACCAGTGGTCGTGTTGCTGCTGCTGCCGCCACGGATCGCGCCAAGCGCATTGGTCAGTAGACCCAGACGGTTCGCGCCCCAATCTCGCCACTCGTTGAACTGCTGACGGTCATCGTTGATCGCCTGTTGGTTCAGCAGCTGCTGCAGCGTGCCCTGCTTGAGGATCTGATTGGTGTCGTTGTAACCCATCTGCTGCAGCTGAGGCAGGAAGCCCAGCGCGTTCTGGCGCAGCTGCTGATCCTGATTCCAGAGCTGCGCCTGGCGGTCGTAGTCGGCATTGCGATACTGGAAGTTTGTATCGCTCAACTGCTGGGCCAGGTTCTGCTGCCCCTGCGACAATGCCTGCTGCATGGCAGAGCCGCCGTAGGCGCCGCCTGCGTTGAACTGCGCCAACTGGGTCGGCAGAGTGGCGTCGGTGTAGCGCTGGGTAATGTCGCGGTTGGCCGCATCAATCATGTTGCCCAGATACGGGTTCTCGCCGCTGTACGGATTGCGGTTGTAACCGCTGATCGTATCGTTTACATACTGACCCGCATTGGCCTGCCACTGCGCGTTCTGGTCAGCCAGGGCGCGGTTCATCGTGAACGCGTTTTCCTGATCCGGGGTGAACCCGGCCACGGTCGGGCCGCCATAGCCCACATACGGCTGACGCGAAAGCTGTGAAGCCTGCCCGAGCGCCTGCTGAAAGTACGGAACCGACCACGCGGGCGGGTCGTTCGTGCTGACAGTGGTATTGGTGGTCTTCTTCTTACCGGAACTCATGCCAGCGGCACCTCATAGGTGGCGGAAACGAGCTTGAATCGCTTGGCCCAGCCTTTGCGGGGCGATTCAAGAGTTAGCTTGGGGGCGCCCAGCTGCAGGGCGATCTGCTTGATCGCAGACAGGCCGAAATCGAACGACTCATCCGTGCCTGAAAGAGCGTTCTCGGCGATCCAAATGTGCAAGCAGCGCTGGCCGCTGAATTCCTCGGCGGGCTGCGTCAGGATGAAGAGGGATCGGTACTGGCCGCATTCGTAAATGAGGAAGGCACCAGCCTGCTTAGACGCCAGCTGGTGATACACGTCCTCCTTGATCCAGTCTGGAGACGTGGCCTCAATTACCGAATCCAAGGCGGCTGAAATCGCCGGCCAGTGAGCGCGAAGCTCGGCCGGATGCGCGTAAACAATCTCCATCAGCCCCCCGTGAGGAATCTGCACTGCACCCACGTGCCGGGAGCGCCTGCAGCTACGCAACGCCAGCCATGAATGATGTATTTGCTACCCGCTGTGCCTAGCTCGGACGGGGTGCTGTTCAGGATGAAGTCGCCCAGGTTGTAGTTAACCGCGCTACCCGTTGGGGCGGCCGTCGCAGCATTCGTAACTGCGACGACCTGCCCCTCAGAGAGCTGGTTGATCTGGGTTGCAGCCTTACGCCACTCGGTCGTTAGCTGGCGAACAAGTGGAGTCTCTTGGTCGCTCGAGCCTGGCAAGCGAAGCTCGGGGTTGATCCTCATTCCGGCGACCCCCCGTTAACTGCCAGGGAGAACCCGTTGATCGCCATGCGCCCCGGAAAGTCCATTCGGAAGCTGTGCCAATGCGATGAACGACGGAAATCGAACCTCGCTCGCTGCATCTGGGCTGTGGAGTCCTGTATCCGTGGGTCGCCCAAGTCCTCGCGGTAGAAGTTGGTCATCTGCGCGGTCGCGGGCTTGATGCGGAATCGCGGCTTAAGCCGGTCAGCGAAAACGTAATCGTCCATGTCGCCCACATCACCGGTAATGAGCCACGACGGACCAGGTTCGCCCGTCACCGTCTTAAGCACGTTGCCCTGAATGACGGCTGGAGCCATCGTATCCGCCAGCCAGAAACTGGAGTCGTAGGCAATGTTGGGCAGGTCGTCGTAGGTCGCATAGAGCGAGCCCAATCCGTCGTAGGTGATTTGGCCGCTGGAGTACAGCAGTGCCGCCTGCACGGTGATGGCCTGCTTGCCCCACTGGTTCGTGCGGAAGTTGTAGATCAGGCAGCTATCCAGCTCACCGCTGCTGGCAGTGCTGGGGTAGTACCAGTACACGAGGTCACGGGGGATATCGGCAACGCCAAAGATCCGCTCCTTGTACTGCTGGTTGAGGTTGGCGAAGAACCATTCCCGAACCGGCGTGGCCGTGCTGTTGAACGTGGCGCCACCGATGGGGCGTGGCACCGTGCCGTCGTAGACATAGAAGTCAGACGGACCAATGAAAAAGTGCTGCGTTCCGACAACCACAACCGATTCGTTGCCCGAGCAGCCAATGTCACCCGGCACCCGGTCCCACTGCCACACCAGCGGAGGCCCAACGTAGCGCCCCAGATACATCGACGTGTCCTTGTAGGCCACGATATCGCTACCCAGCGCAGCACCTGCCTTGATGGCTCCGGGCGAATCAAGAAGGCGGCCGAAGGCGCACTGAGTAGAGGCAGCAGCCGTCCACGTGGCCTGATTCCTGATCCCCGAGCAGTGCCAGCCGTCCGGCGCGTCGCCGTACTGGGCCTGATTGACGTTCAGGGCCATTACGAAGCCAGCCGCCGTGACGATGATTGACGCAGCTGGGGAACCGGCAATGTCCGTGAATCCAGACCCAGGAACCGACTGCCCGATCACCTCGGTACGGTTTGCAGCCAGGACGTTGTTGCCGAATACGGCCCAGCGCATGCGGTTGGTGCCGCTATAGCCGCCTGCGCGCGAACGATCCACCCATGCTCCGCCCGATGCTTCTTCGATGCGAGGACCGTCAGCCACAAGCACACGCTTGGTGCCGTCCAGCAACTGGGCGATGAACGCACTGGTGGCCGGTGCGGCTAGCGCCGGATAGATCGTGTTAACAAGCGAGTTCGCCGCAGCCAAGCCGGTTGTGGTCGGGATGATCGCGTTGCAGTCGGTCAGGATGCCTGGGGTTTCTGGGTCAAGGTCCGGGGCAAACCCGATCAGCTGTGCGCGCATTATGGAAGCATCCTGTTAACTGGCCGAATCATTGACCCGGGGCCGTATCTGGCGCCGTCGTCCTCAGCCTTCATTCCAGTCCGGATCGCCTTAGCGATTCCAGCCCATGTCTGGATGCGTCCATCGTCATTGATGAACGGGGCCGAGTGCACAAGTGCTGAGTAGAGATAGAGTCCCGGCTCTCGAACAATGAGCCAGTTCTGCTGGTTCGATTCGGACAGCGCAGGAATCGAAGCGAAGTAGGTAATGACGTAGTCAAGATTTCCTGGACCGTTCACCAGGATCAGGCTATCTCCCTGCTCAACGTATCCAATGGGCGGGCCGCCAAAGTAGTTGGCATTTGTAGCTAGCGCATCAGGACTCATCGCGCTCAGGCTCAACTTTATCCCGCCAAACGTGACGTAGACGGCCTGCATTTCACGGTAGTTCGTAGGCAGCGTGATCGTGTTGCCAACACTGGTCCCAGTCGCGGTCGCCTGCATCTGGCGTACACGGAGCTGACGGTTCAAGTCAGCCTCTGCCATCTGGATGAAGCCAGGAATTGCGTTAGTCAGGTCTGCGCGAGCAAGCTCATCGGCCACCGCTGCTTTCAGGGTCGCGTAATCAACGACGGTAGCCATCAGTTCACCGTGATAGTTGTGGAAACCACCCCTCGTTGAGGCGCTTCCGCGATCAGTAGGGGTGTTCCGGCCGCTGCGAACGATAGGCCGACGAACGTCGCAACTCCGGCCACCGCCGCAACCGAGGTGGTGCCAGAAAGCACGCCATTAGGGGACCGAATGGTCACCAGCCCCGTGTAGGACGTATCTACCGATCCGTCCGCCTTCAGAACAGTCACAACAGGCTGAAGGGCCCAAACGGCGCCAGCCAGAACTGGAAGCGCAGGGAGCTGTGTGTATGAGGCGGCCCCTTGCATGGGGTAAAGCCGTCCATCCTCGAAGTAGGAGATGCCCAGGCCCAATGGCATCAGAACACCGCCACAATGCCCGTTGCCGTGGTGCCAGTGGCGCGAACGGCAAGCACAGTGAACGGAAGCATCGTCCCGGCCAGAACGGCGAGGGTCACTGGCGCTGATACACCATTTCCGGGCGTCACTGAGATGTTGCCCGAGCCGCCAATGTAGATGGCCACCGGGTTTGCAAAGGTGTCTGCGTCGCTTGGAGTCACCGCCAGCGCGCCACCTGGGAAGGTCGGACAGGAGTCAGTGATCGGGGTGCGCCCCGGAGTTGCGATAACAGCCATGCCAGCTCCTTAGAACTTCTTGTTGCCAGTACGACCCCAGATCCGGAACGGCCTGGCGTACTCGCTATTAATGAATTCTGTTTGGAGGTCGGCGGACTTCATGAACTCGTCCCAGCGAACCCCGCGCTCGTTGCAATACTTCTCAAGAACCACACCAGGCACTTCGGCAAGAGTGACTATGTCGCCACGCACCTTGTCCGAGTCCCTGCTGATCAGCTCGCAATGGCGCTCCACCTCGCGGAGGTCGTCCATGTTTGCGAACACCAGATCCACGGCGTTGTCGCCGTCCCGGGTCATTACCCGTCGAATCCCGTCTTGCATCTGTCCTCCAAACAAAAAGGGCGCCCCGAAGGACGCCCCTTTGCTGTTACGTGGAACTGCCTTACGGGCTGAGGTCGCGGACCGCACCCAGCACGCTTTCCTGCGGGACCACCAGAGTGACCTCGGTCAGGATCTGGTAGTTGGTGGCGTCGCCCACCTGCGCCAGCTCCTTGCGCTGGAACGGACGCAGCTGGCCCAGCTTGATCTTGTCGAAGTCCACCACGTAGGCGGTATTGATCAGGCCAGCACCCGAGCCGGTCATGACGCGGTTCGGGATCACCTTGGTGACGCCGAAGTCGTGACCGTAGAAGGTGAACGCGGTCTGCAGCACAGCCGGGGACGGCCCCTTGACGCTGCCGAACTGCTCGGCCACCTCGTTGGTACGCTGCACGTTGCCGGTGAAGGCAGACACCAGCTGCTTGTGGCTCGGCGACACCAGAAGGGCGTCACAGTTGCCACCGTTGGTGTAGACCGAGGCAATCACGGACTTCAGCAGCGGCTCGGTAAAGGTGCGCAGGGTGCCAGCGGTCGGAGCGGTGTTGGTCTGCGGGTTCGGAGCCACACCAGACGCGCCCAGGCTGTTGTTGGTCGCAACGAAGCCGAACAGGCCGCGCATCTGGCCCGCCACGCCCGAGGTGCCGGTGACGGCGGTGCCATTGGCGATGGCGGCCGCCTCAACGTCCTTCTTCAGCTCGACCATCTTCTTGGTGCCCTGGTAGGACACTTCAGAGCTGCGGCCATACTTGCGCACTGCCTCAGTCGTACCCGAGATGGACATGGTGTCCTGGATGATCTGGGTACGGTTGTTGTACTGTCCCGGCTGGGAGATGACAGCGTAGGTTGCGTCCGCACCTTCGATGGCGGCATTGGCCGGATTCGGGGCGCGGTAGGTGTCGGCGGTCCACTCGTGGAAACGGTTCTCAACCGGCACGCGGCCAATGGCCGAAACCAGAGGGGTGTCCGACGGGCGGAAGTTGTAAACCTTGTCCTCAACGTCCTCGGCAATCCGGACAACGTTGTTGGTGATGAGGGTATTTGCGGGCATTTCTGCTCCTTAGAGAGTTAGAAGCCGCTTTCCTTCAGGAATCCTGACAGGGAGCGGAGATCATTGGGGTTGCTGTTAAGGCGCTTGCGGGCCTCAACGACGCGTTTCTGTTGCTGAGTGGGCTGGGGCTTCGATACGCCAGGCTTCTGAACACGCTCGGGAATGCTCGGCCGGCCCTGCTTGGCCTTGGCCGACACGACCTTTTTCTGGTGTTCGCGCCACTTCATCGCATCGCGCACTGCCAGCAGCGCACGGTGATCGGACAGCATGGACAGCTCTTCCTGGGAGTAGCCAAGATCGATCAGGTACTGCGCGATCTGCTGCTGCTCCTGGGCAGCAACCTTGGGATCGCTCCACTCCTTCAGCTTTTCGTGCAGGATCGCCTTCTCGCGCTGGACGATCTCTGCCTCGGCGCGCTCCTGATCAGCCTTCCGCTGAGCATCGAAGCGCCCGCTCTCAGCAAGCAGTGCATCGAACATCTGTGCACGCTGCTGGAACTGCTGGTTCTCAGCGACCCACGCTGCGGGGTCCTCCTGAGCCAGCGTTGCAAGCCGCTCCTGGCTACCGATCAACTGCTCGCGCAGAAGGTGCATCAAGGGACCAGCCTGCTTGGCGAGGTATTCCCGCTGCTGCTGGATCTCCTGACGCTCTCCCTCAATAGCTCGCTTGGTTTCGGCTACCTCAGTCGTCTTGCGTCGGTAATCTGCGTCTTTCATATACCCGGCGCGAAGCTCGGACAGCTTCACTTTGGCGCCTTCGACCTCGAATTCCGGGTCCTCAGGCTGGGTATCCTCTTCATCTTCCGGCTCTTCGTCCGGATCCTCGATATCAGCCTCTTCTTCGACCTCGTCGGCCTCATCAGTCGGCTCTACATCCTCTTCCTCAACGGCCTCGCCCGGCTGGGCATCCATTTCAAGGGCAATGTCCATCAGGCTCGGCTCAGTCTGGCCGAGTTCCCCGGAGGGTTGACTCGTCATAGCGTGTTTTCCTTGGGTTCGGCGTCCGGTTAACCCTTTCGGGTTCCATCTGCCAGGGTGACTACGAAGGTTTCGCCTCTGCGCACGGGTGCACCGTAGTGAGGCGTCTCATACAGGGCCGGAAACTCATCAAACGGGACCTCGATCCCAGTCACCACGCCCTCAATCTCGCTTAACCGGGCAAGAACCTGCGTCCAGCCTCGCGGATCTTCTCGGCGACCGTCCGCTTCTGCACGAACTGGCCGTTCTGCATGACTGTCTTGAGGTGCAGCTGCACGCTCGACAGGCACTTCTGCATCTGGAACAACTTTTCGCGGCCTTCCGCGTCTCTTGCCGGACTGGTCTGCCATGCTCTCGTGTACTCCTTCTCGAGCTTTTCAAAAGCCTCAACGAGCAACGGCTCCCTAAGGAGCCGTTCTGCGTCTAGACCGCGTTGCACTTCCTCTTCTGGCGTCACGGCTGCACCTCCCGTGCGATCTCGTCGGTTGCCGTTTGCGTGGCCGGGTTATCTACCTTGGCCTTCGAGCTGATATTGGCCGTCTCGATCTTCACAGACGCGTCTAGCTCGGCCTTCCACCGCTGGAAATCTCGCTCCCGCTGGCGATCCGCATCCTCATACTGAAGCTTCAGGGCGGCCAACTCGGCCTCCTGCTGAATCTTAAGTCGCTGAATCTGTGCCTGGTTCTGCCGATCAAGCTCGTTACGCTCAGCCTCCAGGCGCGTCTCCAGCGCGTTCTGCTGCGCCTGGGCTTCCTGCCGCAGCTGCTCCACTTGAATCTCAACCTGACCCTTCATCTGGGCCAGCTGCATCTGCGTCTGGGCCTTCGCCATCTCCACCTGAACCTCTGGCGGCGGGCCCGGGTTGGGGTTGGGCGGCGGAGGCGGACTGAAGTAGCGCTCAGGCTGCTTCTCACCTGCTGCACGGGCAATGTCCAGCGCAAGATTCATGGCGTTCTCAGGGGTGACAATCCCCAGCTCAAACGCACGCTGCTGCACGCCCGCAATCGTCTGCAGGCCCAGCATCTTCTTCGCCTCACCCTGATTGCCAACGCCAACCGATACCGTCATCCGGTACTGGTTCTTCCACTGACGCGGATCGATGACCAGCCAGTCACCGTTGACCTTGATCTCCTTCTCTCGGTCGGTGTACTGCTTTGCCATCTTTAGCAGCAACCGCCACTGGCGCTTCATGAACGTCTCGGCGATGACCCGGGCAATCAGCTCAATGCGCTGGGCGCCCTGCCCGATCAGCTCAGAGATGCCCTCGGAGCCGATATTTCCCTTTGCGAGCGAGTCCGCATTCAGCGCCGAATTCATCTCGGTAACGCCAGTGCGTGTGTTCTGCACCTGCCCGAAGTGATCGAGCAAGGTAAGGCACTGCGGGCCAATGAACGGAGTTACATCAACACGCAGAGCGTCCAAACTCTCCACCCGACGCCATCCACCAGGCCTCGGGTTTGCCAGATCGTCGAGATTCACCTGCCCCGTGACTACAGTGGTCTGCGGGGCGTTAACCAGGTAGGCGTTGTCCAGCATCTGCCGGGTAAGCGCGGTACGGATGCGCTGCAGATCCTCAACTAGATCCCACATGCCCAAGCCAATCAGCTTGTGCGGCATCAAGATCGGCGTCGCCAGCGAGAACGGATGATCATCCGTGATCTCGTTGATATGGATGTACCGGCCCAGCTTCACAATTCGGCGGTACTCGGCAATGCCATCACCGTCGAAGTCCACCTTGATGTAGCACTCAGTGACAATACCCTTCTTCTGGCTCTCGTCGCCCTGGGCATCGCCATAGTCCTCAGACCCGTCGTACTCGTGCCGCTCGTCCTTCTCCCACTGTCCCTCGTCGGCCTCGTTGGATCCACAATAAGTGTCCACTTCGCTTTCAGGCCAGCCCTCGGACAGGAGGTCTGACCGCGTCCGCTCGACCACGTGGGCGATGTAGCGAACGTCGCTCATGGTGCGAGTGTCGCGGGCAATCCGGATCTCTTCCGGAGGCACGCCCGCCACCTTGATCCGGTTCTTCTGCTCCTTGATGCTCAGGACCACGTCATAGAGCAACGCAGCTTCCGGAGGCGCGCCCCCTGGAACCAGCGTAGGGTCTAGCTGCCCCGCCTCTTCGATGGAGGCAATCTCGACGTTTTCCTCCTGGGACATGGCCTCGACCTCGGCCATTGAGAGCCCGCGATAGACCTCCCGCCCCTCTTCCCAAGCCTTCTCGCACCACGTCTTGGTGACGCCCATGCGGAACATCAGGCACGATTTGATAGCGTCGTGCAGCGTGGTGAAGCCGTCCTCGTTCTCCTTGAAGAAGAGGTAATTGCAGTAGGTAGACGCGTCCTTAGCCGCCTTTTCGTCCTGACGAGAATCAGGCTCAAAGATTACGACTCCGTCTTGGCTGAACATCTTCATCAGCGACGGAAGCAGCCACTCGACCGTGTCCATCATGGTCTTATCGACCACCTGCGAATGGCCGTCGCCCTCTGGCGGCAGGAGCTTGCCCCGCGCCTCGCCCATGTAGAAGTAGCGCATCTCCTCGCGGTCAGTCGCGAACTGATCGTTCACGCCAATCGCGACTGCATTCTCATGGTCAATCAGCGCGGCAAGCTCATCGTTTGTCATCTCCGGGCTATCGGCCTCGGTGACGTCTAGCGATTCGTAGTCGTCTGCCATCAAACGTACCTCATGTTGGGTCGATGCACAGGGGCTTCTCCCCAGGTGTCGTTAGTCATCTGCGGCTCGGCTTCGGCCACGTAGCGGAACGTGTCAGCGAAATGAGAGTGCTTGTCGTGAACCGGGGCTCCTGGCTCACCAGTTGTCGTTGGGATGTGCCGCTTGTACTGGCCCAACGCAGTTAGGAGGCCAGGAAGCTCGCTCCCCGTTTCCGTCTTCACATCAGCGCAGCCGTCCTTATCGAAAACGACTCTCGGAAACATCGACTTGGCCTTACGTATGCCGATTTCAACGCACCCCGTGTACTTCGGAATGATCGATACGTTCCACCCGTAGCCCTGCATGATCTGCCGGGCGTTCTGACCAACCAAGTAGGACCCGTTCTCGCCATCGTGGGGCAGGAACATCTTTCCCCAGTTGAGCTTTAGTGGCTGCAGCTCGGCGTTTACGTACTCAAGCGTCTTGCCGCGCCAAGTAAGTCCACGAATCACCCTCAACTGACCGTGCTGCTTTTGCACCAGCGCGACGCACATGGCGTCGTTGTGCCCGAGGTCAAAGACAAGGTGAACTTTCAAGCGAGGGTCGTAAGGGACAGCGCTGATTCGCCCCTCTTGTTCGGCGGCCGTCATCTCCTGCAGGTATATCGCGCCATCCACGGCGCGCAGATACTCGCCGCCCCAAATGTGCCCGTATAGCTCTGGCCGCTCCTCAAGATCCCTTCGGCGCTCTCGCTCAAGCTTTTCCGGGAACTTCGGGTTGTCGGTGTGGTTGAGCTCTACAACCTTGATGAGTGGATCTTTCGAGTGACTGTAGCGCTCAACCGGCGCCTTCTCCCTCTTCGGGTTCCAGGTCAACCAAAGCTCTGCGTTCCACCCGGTCCCCTCTTCTCGCAGGGTCGGGCCGACAACGGTAAAGGCTTCTTCGGTTACAGGCTCAGCCTCATCGATCCAGAAGATCAGGATTCGGCCCTTGGACTTGATTGAGCCAAGGTTTCGATCCAAGCCGACGAACGTGAACCAAATGTTCCCGTCTCTTGACTTGATGTACTTCTCGCCGATCTCGTAGTAGTCAAGCAGCCATGGCTCATCCTCGATGGCCCGTTTGACCTCCTCCAGGGAGGAGTCTTCCAATGAGTTCATGAACTGGCGGCCGCATACCAGCTGACCACGAATGCCAGCCATCCCGTATATGTACCCACGGACAGCGAGCATCTTTGCAAAGCTACGGGTCTTGGCCGAGCCTCGACCGCCGTATGCGCCTCGAACGTCAGCCGGGCCGTCGAATACTGGGATCAGCTTCCTCGGCAGCAGGACGGATGCTGTCGTCATGCATTGCCTCCAGCCTGATGCTAGTCACAACCCTCAGCGGGCTCTCTTTGTCCCCCTGCACTTGCAGGGGGAGCAGCTTCGGATAGATCGCAGTCCAGAACGCCTTCTCATTGGCTGGGTCCTCTTGAACCCAGATCAACATCCGTTCCGCACCGCCCAGCCCCATGGCGACCTGTTCGATCATTGCCTTGGCCGCCATGGGGATCTTGTTCTTAGCCAACGGTGGTCGGCCGGCGCCGGGGCGCTTGCCTCCGCGTGCCATAGATGAATCCTTGATTTAATTCATTCAGGTTGGGGCGACGGGCTGGAGTTGAACCAGCAACCTCCCTGATCAGGGGCGCTCTACCGCTGAGCTACCATCGCCATATGCTCACGGAGCCGGTGCAACCCAATGGGCATTCAGCCAGTACACCAGCGCATCCCACGTCTCGAAGGCCACACAGTCCCGAGCGTCCGCGCCCTTGTCCGAACCGACAGCCCAGCCGTTGAAGGTCTTGATGATCACGATCTCTTTCTGACTCAGCCAAGTAGGCATTTGCTCTCCTATGCTTTCTTCGTTGTGATGAAGCCGCGCTTGTAGTCCACGGGGTTACTGCCTGCGAATCGGCCGCCTACAATGCCTGGCATGCCGCCTCCAGTTGCTTGGCCGCTACCCCCACCTGAGCCGCCCCCAATGAAGCCGCCCACGTTGTTGCCTAGCCCAAGGTTCGACCCTGTCGGAGCCGCCAGCTGCTGGCCCCATGCGCTATGAGGGTTCCAGTTCCCGATGCTTGCCATGCCATTGCCGAACTGGGTATTGCCGAAGCTCCCCATAGACCCAGCGCCACCCGTGTAGCCGTACCAGCTGCCGCCCGGTCGCTGAGCGCCTAGGCCCAGGTTGTTAACTGCCATTGGGCTGGGTGCAGTGATCGCGTTCTGTGCTGACACGGGAGCGCCGTAAACAGGGACGCCCTCGCGCTGCACTGGGCCAATCTGATTACCGTTGCGGTCGATCAGATACCCAGCCGCCTTACCAACCAGCGCACCAGCTGCAGGTCCTGCCAGCGAGGTGGCGATAAGCCGGGCGCCCAGCCCCGCGAGTCCTGTTCCGACGTTGCTGTACTGTCCGGTCGTGGTGTTGTAGTTGGATCCGGGCAATACGCGGTCCACCACCCGCCCGAAGAAGTTGCGGATGCCAGTCGGCCTCTCAGCCATCTCAATCCCTCAGTTCAGCCGGTTTGTGTCGGCCTGTTGTTCGCAAATGTCTGCCGCCTGTCGCAGCAACGCGGCTAGTGCCTTCATCGGAACCTTGCGGCTGATGATTCGGATGTTTGCGCTGTCCAGCAGTCGTAGGGCCACACCGTATGTGCCAGCGTCTTGGCAGGCGTCTACGAATTCGGCGCCCTTGGCGTCCATCTCGTTCATCGGTGCTTGTCCAAGCAGTCGGCGGTGGCCGCTCGTTTGTTCTCCGAGTCCACGTAAGCCCATACCGCGCCCACATACAGAGCGCGCCAGATGCGCCAGTCAGTGGTGTTCTCAGGGGCCGGAGGCTCCATCGCAGGACTTCTCTCCCCGCACCCTGCAGGCGGCACGTAGAGCTGCTTTGTGTGCCTGCTCAGCAACGCGCATCCCGCCATCATCGGCAGGAGCAGCAGCAGGATCAGCACCTTGGCGTAGCGCCCGATCATCGGCCTTGGCTTGCTTCTGGACTTCATAGCCTTCAATCCCGATCCGTTGCTGCGTGCCACGGCTGATCTCGTTGGACTTTGCCGTCTCCTTTGCTTCCTGCCGCAGCTCCCTCGCCTCCTCCCTGGCATGCGATCCACCGCGCCAGAACAAGAGACCGGCAATCGTCGCAAGGGCGACAAACAGCCAGACCTTCCGGTCCAGATACCAAGGAATCACGGGGCATCTCCATCACACACGCGCCCATTGCTTGGGGCTGAACGCCAGCGGATAGGACACGCAGAACCGAACGATCGGCCCCACGTAGACCGCGCTGATCATGCCGACCAACTGGCCGGACTCGTTGAACACTCCGGCGCCCGAGTCGCCTTTGCCGCAGGTCATGTCCAGCAGCATCGCCGAGCTGTACCAGCCCGCCATCTGGCCCGACCGGTAGAACTGATCGAAGCCATCAACATTGCCGACGAACGACAGCCCGTCGCCCTTGTGCGGGGTCGGACCGCGCTGCGCCCATACCGGGAACCGCTCATCCACCCACAACAGCGCATGGTCCCGTCCATCTACCTCGATGTGGCGGATGGTTACGCGCTTGTCGCCCAGGTAGACGACTGAATCGTTCTCTGCAATACAGTGCTTGGCGGTTAACAGGACTTCACGCCCCACTGCCGTTGCACTGCATAGGCCGCCGTCCTGCGTGCCAATTCGGTAGGTGTACCGCTCAACTGACGGGCGCGCTCCAGCGCAACCAGCCAGTGAGGCCAGCATTAGGACGGCCAAAGTGCGCATAGCTACAAGACCGGGAATCGTGCGATGAATGCATCAAAGGCCGCCTTGGCCTGCGCCTCCGCAACTCCGTGCGAATTGCCGGTGTTCAGGGAATGCAGGTATACAGACACCCAGAGGTCCTCAGCGACCGTACGCCGACGTTCGAAACTCATTGCGGCACCTCGATGTTGTGCTTCTTCAACTCGAACTCCAGCCGCATGATCCGCATTGTCAGGTCGTAGACCTTCGTCTCTGCGGCACGGCGGGCCTTCCGTTCTTCGTCCAAGCCAGATTCCAGCAGGACTAGCCGGTTCTCTTGGGCGGTGATGCGCTCGGACAGCTGCTGCACCAGCGCGTCATTGGCTTTTGCCTCGGGGGACAGGAAGCGATCCCATGCCAGCTTGCCCAGCAACAGCAGCACGCCGACGCCGCTACCTACGCCCCAAACAGTCACGTCATCCATCAGCGCACCGCCTCCACGGCCTTTGCGTAGAGGGCGTCCCAGGTGCCTCGATGCGGCTTACCTGGCCGCCAGTTGCGGACGTAGTAGTCCCACGATGCGGCTGGGTAGCCGATATCAGGGATTGGCTTCGGATCGGTAAACAGCAGCAGTCGTGCGAACGCACAGGCCAGCAGGTCATCCCGCTCCAACGCCGGATAGACCGCCGCAGCTGTCGGCTCAATACCTCGATCCCTGCAAACCTCAGCCGCATACTTGCGCGTAGAAGTGTGGGTCAGGACGCCGAACACGCCACCACCCTTCTCAAACTGCCAGTAGCCACGAGCCGGGCCACCGATCTGGCGCCGCGTTTCGAATCGAGATTCCTGCAGGCCAATCGCCAGCAGCAGCACCCGTGCCTTGGCGGTATCCATCGTTGACGGGAGCAGTGCAAGGCCGGGGCCGACCACGCGAGAAATAATGTGGTCAAGATCCGCCATGCGGACTCCTCAATAGGTGCCCAGCGCTGCGCAAGGCAGGCATCCACGGCTCAATGGTCCGGGGCTGGGCATGGAAAAGGTTGCTCCGGCCGAGCGCACATCTGTCGGAACCGATATCCGACCTCATGGCGTAGCGGCTATGCGATCGGCGGGAGCAATAAGGTTGCGGTGGCCGGTGCTGATCTCCGGCATGGACTCATGTCGATTTCAGAGGCTCCTGGGTCCGTGACGCTCTCGAAGCGCATCAGCCTGCGCATTCACCGCAAAAGCTGTTACTTCTTCTTCCGCTTCGGCAGCTTGAACACCTGCACCGGCTCGCTCGATCCGGGGTCCGTACGGCACGTAGCGCGCACGGCCTCCTTTGCGCCCAGGCCATGGGTCATCAGCGCCATAGCCGCCGCACTGCCACAGCCAAGCGCTGCCACGTCTTCCAGTAGCGGAAACTCCGGGAACCGTTCACAGGCAATCCATACGCTGCCGTCAGGCTTCATCAGGACCAGCTCGGCGCCCTCAAACTCGGGAGACTCGCCCTGCCGCCCACCCAGCAGCCAGGAGATGGCCGCATAGGCTTTCGACCACTCGCCGCAGCCACCGACGCAGCCGCCACCAGGAAGGGGGTAAATCTTCTGCACACGGTGAATCGTGCTGCTGGACAGCTGCGTATCCGCAGCCATGACCCCGTCCTTTACGGCGATAGTGGTCATGCAGCCTCCAGCATCTGCGAGTTGATCCGAACCCGGCCAACCTCGCCATGCCTCTTCGAGTACGTGATAACGCAGGCATCCCGCCCGCTCATCCATCCGCCCCGGCTGGCGTGAGCATCCGGCGCCGCAAGGGTGCGGTGCTGCTCAATCACCATCAGGTTCGTTTCCTTCACGTCGATATGGTGAAGGTGTCCCATGTGGGCATACGCGTGCTTCGTTCGGCCAAAGACCTCGCGGAACTTCGCGGCAAACACGGTGTCAATCTGCGCCATGCGCTTCTTGTGGCCGTGATGGAAGAACAACGCCGTCTGTCCATGCTCATAGCAGTAGTACGGATCCGGCGAGGTATCCACCGAGACACGCGGCTCGTTCTCGTACATGGCTGACAACCATTCCCGCATCCATGCCGAACCAGCCAGGTCGTGGTTGCCCTCAGCCATCACGACGTGCACGATTTCATGCCGATCCAGCAGCATCCCGATGACGCGGCGGATGACTCGAATCGCCACGCGGATCAGCTTCTGGAACCGACTATCAGCGTCCAGTACGTGCCCAGAGGTCGGCGTTACCGACTCCAACCCATCCCAGTGCAGCAGGTCGCCAAGCTGAGCCAGAACACCGACCTTGGCGGCCGGTCCAGCAGCAATAGCCGCCGAGAACCAGTCAACCAGCATGTCCTCTGCAATTTTGATATCCCAATCCGCGCCAGTCTCCTCGCCCCAGGCCAGCATGCCCAGGTGGTAGTCGGTCAGGATGTAGACGTTAGCCAGATCATCCAGCGTCCGCTTCGGAGCTGGCCGTGCCTTCTCTCGGGGAATCTTCTCCGCCAACGCGACAATGGCCGACTCCATGGCTGCAGCCATTGCAGCGTCGTCCTGCCGCGTCTTGACCCACTGGGCCGCAACCGTTCCATCTTCCCGGTACAGGGTCGAGGTTCCACGAACCTCAAATCCCGGCGCCGCTGGGTGGACCAGCTGGCAGTCAGGCGCCCAGCCGCCCCTGGCGGCCAGCAACTGGTCTTCCTGATCCTGCGGACGAATAACGCCGAACTTCCCACAGGTCTTACAGAAGCACCGGCCTGTGCCGTTCTTCGTAGCTCCATCTGCTCCGCAACGAGGGCATTTCATTAGTCACCCGTGTCGGTTCGTGGAAGGTTCTTGTTGCTAAATGCGTGTTGAAGCGCAGGAACGCCGCCCGGAGTGGGCCGGTCGTCGTGGAGCATCCCGACCTCCTTGGCGTCCAGCAGGAGCGCGAAGCAGGCCATGGCATGCGCCAGGTGATGAACACCCGAGTCATCGGCGCAGTCTTCGCCATCCCAGAACGCGTCTAGGTGCCGCTGGGCTGCGGCCACGTAGACCGAAACGCTGATCGCCGAATCCCGCCAGTTGTAAGGGCCGTACTTCTTGGCCCCGTCGGCCAGCGCGAGAGCCAGATAGTGCTTTGCGCTGGGCGGGACAAGGTGCAGCGGAACCTTGGCCGCTCCAACCGCCGTCTTGGGGTTGTTGTCGGGATAGGCCACGGTCTGCTCCAACAAAAACGCCCCAGCGGGTGCCGGGGCGTGGGTGTCGCGTCATGATACGAAGAATCCTGATTTTCCTCGGGGGCCGCAACCCCGAGCTATGCGGCCTCGTTTCGCAGTGCCTGCTCCATTGCGCGGGCGGCGGCCTGCTCCTCATCGATCATCTTCGTCAGCATCCATTCGTAAACCTTGCTCCAGCGTTCACGGTAGCTCGACTCGTCGATACCCATTGCCTTGGCCCGATCCACATTACTGTGCTTCTCGCCCTTCATCGCCCGGAGCAACATCGGCACCAGCATGGGCAGCTTGTCCTCAAGCCTTTCCGGCCAGAGGTTGTCGCGAGCCACTGCCACGCGGGCCTGCAGGATCGCAAGATTGCGTACTGTGGCCGGGCTGCGGTCCTTTGCGTACTTCGCCAGCGTCTCCGCCAGGCCATAGGTGCAGCGAGCGTCGGTGTGGGCCTGCATTCGCGTCGCCCATTCCTTCATGGCGACGCGCACAACGCCTTGATAGATGGCCGCGCCCCGCAGAATCGCACCGTCCGGCCAGTACAGGTACTCCAGCAGGTCGCGGCCCATTCCAGCCGGGACGAACCCCAACGCCATGGCATACGGATTCTCGGTGCTGCCGGCACCGCTCGGGCAAACGTCGTAACGGACAGAAGACGGGTTCAGTTGTGCCAGCTTCTCACGAACGTCCATCGCTCTTTACCCCCTGAGATAGGAATTCACGGACCAGCAGCGCGAAGCCCTCAAGGCCAACGTCTGCCGTGTAGCGGAAAGAATCTTTCCAGTCTTGCCCGGCACTCCATGCCTCGTTCAGCGGAACCACAAACCTCCAACGGTCGTACAGGCCGCGATTGGGGAGGCGGTAGGCCACGCAGGGGATTGCCCTGCGCGCCTGTGCTGCCACCCTCGCTTGCTCCCACCACGGCCCCAAGGTGATCCGCGCCTGGTTCTTACACTCGATCAGGTACGGGCCGATCAGCTCCTCAATGTCCCCGTGCTGCGCCTGTGCGTATTGCTTGTACTGGCGAGTGGCCTCGACACCCAGGTATTCGCGCAGGAGTCCACACAATTCCCGCTCTGCCCGGGCACCCTTTGATCTGGAGTAGGCGCCGGTCATTTGTATTCCTTCCGCTTACAGCGGGTGCAGACGAGACCATGGGAGAAGAGGGGCAGCAGATACGGGCGATCTCTTAGGTGCGCCCACCAGTAGAGATCTGCATCCATTAGAAACTTCCACTGATGCCCCATAATCAAGCACCGAATGTTCACGCAGCCTCCCGGCACTCGGCCCTGATCGCGTCCACCAGCTCGCCGTAGCCAGCCTCACGCAGGTACTCGTCCTGCACTTCCTGCCATGCCTCAGTTCCACGGAACGGAACATCCGGCAGAACGTCAGCGGTCCAGCAGCGGAAGTCCTTGGCGAACTTGAAGGACGGCCCGAACACCTCACGCATTTCCTCGTCGCCCCAGAACATCACCGGAATTCCGTCGTGATGCCAGTCGCCCAGCGACACGACCGCCCACTGCCCTATCTGCCGCTGGCCGTGGAGGTCGCCGACGTTCCTGTGATGGATACGAGTATGGCCGCACTGCCCCGCCCCTTCCCGCTGCATGCCATGCTTGATCCGCCACCGGCAGACCACGCAGCCCAGCGAGCGGGCCGCATCCTGATACGCCTGTTCCAGCTTGTTCGGCTTCCCGATAGCGCGCCTCATGACACCCTCCGGTCGTCCTCGTTGGCCTGATCCCATCCAGCCGTCCACGCAATCCCAGGCTTGCCGATGAATGGGTTCTCGGAGATCGGCTTGCCAGACAGTCGCGCCGAATAGCCCTGATTGAACGGGTAGGAATACTCGGCTTTGGTCTTGTAGTCGGAGAAGTCCATCAGCCCTTCTCCCCAGCGAGGTCGGCGCGGAGTGTCTTCTGGGCCTCTAGCCCTTCAGGCGTCAATGTCCAATGTCCTCTCGCGAGGATGTCTGAAGGCTTAGCCCAGTACACCAGACCCAACCGGCTCAGCGCGCCCATAGTTGCGTTCCAGGAGCCTCGAAACCGCTCCCGATTACTCCAGTCCCGGATCGCTTTCTTCTGCGCATGCGAAAGCATCCCCGCCGTAGTGCTGGTGTCGATCTCCTCAAGCTTCATGGTTGGCTCCTTGAGTACGGAAGTTGACGATCTCCTCAACCGCATCTGCGGCAGAGTTGAGAAGTGCAGCCAAAGGGAATTCGCCCGACTTAGCGCCTTCACTGCTTCGCATCTGGGACTCGGCTCGGAGCTGCCAGACAAGCGACCTGAGAACATTCACAGAGCCAGGAGTGCTGGTGTCGATCTGTTCGAGGTTCATGCTGCCTCCCACTTGTCGCGGTACTTGGCGATAGCTGCGTTGGCTTCATCGGCGCTAATGAAGGAAGGGCATGCACGCCAGATGGCATCAGCAAACGCCTCGGGCGAACCGTGCGCCTCTTTGAGCGCTCGCTGGCCGCGCGTCAGGCCGTCAGATCCACTGCATTTCGGGGACAGCCAGTTGTTCCAGACACCACGGGCCCAGGCAACGGTGTAGAAGCAGCACAGGACGACGATGCCCCACTGCTCGGCTGCGATGGCTGATGCAAACCAGAATGGCTGGCCGGCCAACCCGAACAAACATGCGACCCGACGGACCTGCGGGCTCTTCGACTGCGTCAGCCAGATGGCAGAGACGCCAGTTGCTGCGATTGCGGTTTGCTCGATCATGCTGCTGCCCTCTGCTTGTTCTGCGGCTCGGGGAACTCCAACCACACGCCAAGCCGCTGGTAATGGCGCTGGACTGATTCCAGGTACTGCGAAAGCTGCGGAGTGGTCATCAGCGACGTGACCGGGAACCACTCCATCAGGATCAACTTGTCCTCGTAGGCCATCGGCTTGACGGCCTTGTCGTACTTAGCGCGGAACTCGTCGTCCTCGGCGCGGAGGATCGGCACACCCATGGTCAGCTTGCAGAATGCTTTGACACCCAGCGCCGTGTCCTCGCGCAGCTCGCGGGCAACCTGCTCGTACCACGCGTGGCTAATGGAGTTCTGCGAAACACTGCGGGTCTTGCCCTCGGACACTGTGACTGTTAGGAACCTGTGCTTTCGATAGGACTCCCTTACGAGCCCGATGGCTGATTGCAATGAGGTGTCGCTGTTTATGATTGCTCTCATTGGATATGTCCCCAGCTACGGCCCGCCTTGATCTCTGCGATGGTCCCCTTCACAACGCCAAACTCCCGGGCGAGGTCTATCGACCTATGTCCCTCCTTTAAACGGCGCTTGATGACGGAGACCTGGGCGGATGTGAGCTTCGATGCAATTGACAGGTCTCCCTTTTTCAGATCCATCCCACGGGCCAACCCAGTTCTATGGGCATGCCTGAGATTGTCTGCCTGCGTACACCACTCAAGGTTCTCGACTCTGTTGTTAGCCTTGTTTCCATCGATGTGGTTGATGACTGGGAGCCCATGCGGATTGGGGATAAATGCCATCGCAACGAGACGATGTACAAACTGGGTCCCGAACACTTTCGGCGGGATCCGCACATAGCCGCTGGCGCCGGGACGCGACGATAGAACTCGTCCGCGAACAGTCCGCTTGGCTCCATAGCAAGTCGGCACTAGTCGATCCAAGGAACGGATACGTCCGAGAGAGGACGCTTGGTACTTGCCATCAAGCCCCGGCACATCTCGCCATTCTTCGACCGACTGCAGGGCGATCTCGGAGTTGATGATGAGCTTCATTCCGCATACTCCGACGCAATCATTCCTGCCGCGAAGCCACCACCGAGCACCAAGATCGCGGCCAAGAATCTACTTGCCGGGCGCCAGGTGGCGGGCGATTCAAACCATGAAACGAATGCAAAGAAGGCAGCGATTACTATGCTCGCCAAAACAAACGCTGCCGAAAAGGCAATGATCTTCTTAAAGAACTTGCTCATTTCCTGTTCCTCCTGATCTGTTCGTCTCGTTCGTCCCAGCCGGACAGCCAAGCCCGGCGCAGCGCCAGCCCGTCCTCGCCCATGGCATAGAGCGGAGCCGAATTCCGGTCCTTGTGTGCGTCGCGCATCCACCGGCCGGTCTGGCGGGCGCGTTCCAGTTCGTATGCGGGGACCATCAGAATTCCCTCCCCAGGTCGGCAAACCGCATCGTTTCGCTGAGAAAAGCTACCTTCTTGAACCCAGTCGGCCCGTGGCGGTTTTTCTCGATCAGCACCTCAGCCACGCCCCTGTCCGGCGAATCGCGGTTGTAAACTTCATCGCGGTACAGCATCAGAATCTGATCCGCCTCGCGGGTCAGCTCGTCGCTGTTGGCTAGGTCGCCAGCGTTCGGACGCTTGTCGTTGCGGGTCTCGACGCCCTTCACTACCTGGGCCAGAGACACCACCGGAATGTTCAGCGAGCGGGCCAGATCCTTCATGCCTTGCGCAACCAGCGACACCTCGGTGATGCGGTCGACGCGCGGGACGCGGATGCGCTGGGCGTAGTCGATGAACAGAATCCCAATGTCATTGGCGTGCTTCCACTTCCGGGCAACGCCAATCAGTTCGTCCAACGTCACGGCAGACCGGTCATAGATCCACATGTCACGCGGCAGGGCCTTTGCCATACCCGCCTGCATCAGGCTCCAGTCTTCGTCGTTGAACTGGCCCGAGCGCAAACTGCTGGCCGACACCGAGGAAACCATCGACAGGCGACGCAGGGCCAACTGCACGGCTGGCTGTTCGGCGCTGATGACGCCGGGGCGCTTTCCGACCGAAGCAGCAGCCTCCACCAAACCGCCTAGGAACGCCGTCTTGCCCATCGCAGGACGACCCCCTACCACCGTAAGGTCGGAGTCGTGCCAGCCGCCCAGAATCTCATCCAGGGCCTTCAGGCCGGTAGTGATGCCCGGGAGGTTTCCCCCGTTCTCGTGGGTGCGTACAACTTCCTTCCACGCCTGCTGCATCGCCTGCTTGCCGGTGAACTCGCAGTCGGTCACGGTTGCGTTGAGCGAGAGCAGCTTTGCCACCGCCACGTCTACCGCGTCCTCCTCGCCAGCCTTGGCGCTGGACACCAGCTGCAGGCCAGCCTGCACTGCCTCACGACGGCGCCAGTTCTCGCGGACGATCCGGGCGTAAAGGACTACCGACGACGCGCTGGGCACGTTCGCCGCCAGATTCAGGGCCATGTCGAAGTGATCCGGCGACAGCTCGCCGATGGTCACCGCATCCGCATCCTCGCCAGCCAGCACGCGGTCACGGATCAGGCCGAACAGCTCCGACCGCTGCCGCGAGGTGAAATGGTCGGCGCCAATCAGCGGGGCAATGTCGTGGAATCGCAGGTTCTCCAGCAGCAGGCCACCCAGCACGGCCTCTTCTGCAAAGGCGGGGGTCACGTCGCTCACAGTTCAGGCCTCCCGCCGCCAGCAACATGCAGCTGGACAACCTTCATCGGCAGCTTCGCCCAGTTCTCCCGAATGGCCTCCATGAACGCAGCGTCCCAGTCGGCGTAGGTGTACCCCTTGGCCGTGGCTTTGGCCCGGAAGGATTCCAGGTGCTGCTCCAGTCGGTCGTGCCCCTTCTCGGATGCCCATGACCGGACACGTGCCGAGATTCCGAAGTCAGCAGGCATAGCGCTCCTCGCGGGTGCGCGCTTGCGCGGCTTTTCTTCTTCTCTCTTCTCTTCTTCTCTCTTCTTATCTAGGGCGTCACTGTTTGTTACATGTGACGTCACAGTGGTGTCACGCTTCCTGTCACGGTAGGCGCGAGTCCTTGCTGCGCTTGAGTCTGAGGCGCACTGTCGCTTATCCCAGTTGAGGACATTCCAGGCAGAATCGATGAAACCCTTCTCGATGAAGAGGCTCTTCGTCTTGTCCAGTTCCTCAGCAGAGATGCGCATCTGAAACGCGATCTCTTCGTCACTAAGCGTCACTGTGACGTCACTGCAACGGAGGCAAAACACCATCACGAGTCGACGCTGCATTGCCTCGCTCATCATCTGCACCTTGGCGTCAGACGCGAACTCGGCGTACATGCGGAACCATGTGTTAGCCATCACGCGACCTCCCCAAGGTCAAGCTGCGGCGAAGGCATACGCCGCTTTTCTGCCCGCGCCATTTCGGCAGCGCGCAGAGAGTTGAAATGCGCCAGTTCCACCTCGGTGAGCGGAGGGGCAGCCAGCAGTTCCTCGATGTCAGGAATGGGCAGGCCGTCCATGGCCCTGGCGATGTGCTTCATCAGTGGCGGCTCCGCTGATGCTCCTCACAGCACTCCGAGCAGAACCGGAACACGACGCCATTGCTTGCCACGTGGCAGGGGTGTTCCTCGCACTCGGGGCAGACCGGAGGCGCGGATACAGGGCGGTTAACGTGGGCCAGAATCGCCAGCTCACGCTCCTCGGTTTCGCGCTCGCTGGCGCGGTCGAATTCATCAGCACTCACGCGACTTTCCTCATGGTGTGGGCGGCGATCTGCGCAATCCGGTCCACCTCACGCGGGGTTCCGGTAGCGACGCGCAGCGCCATCTGGAGATCCCGGTACTGGCGAACAACGTTCCAGCCAGTAGCCGAGCAAAAGCGGGAGAGCATCTTTACGGTCATGGTTCGCTGGCCCTGCTTCATCAGGGTCAGGTAGACCTTGCTGATGCCCATGCGGGCGGCAATCTCGGCCTGCGTCAGGCCGCTGAGGACGATGCCCACAGCAATGGCGTCTTCCTCGGACTCGCACATACGCACCGTCTTCTCGTCAGCCATCCGAGGCTGCGGGAGGCTTGATAGCACTGGGATTTCACGCTGGATTACGTCCGTTTTCATCCGTTCACTTCCGTTAACACGAGGGCTAAGGCGAAAAAGAAGGCCCGCCCCGCGAGGGAACGAGCCGAGAGAGAGATGGATCAGTTACGCAGCACGGGCCTGCTCCTGCTTGGAGCGCTCCGCCAGGTCAACCAGCGCCCTACCCAGGGGGTAGTTCGGGACCATGTGCCCACGACGAATACGGTTGATGGTCGATTGGCCGACACCAACCAAAGAGCCAATGGCCTTTTCGGTCAGTCCAGCCTCGCGGAGAGCTTCAATGGCATTTGAGGGGTCCATGGGCACTGATCCTATTCCGTTCCGAATTGCTGCGCAACCATTTCAATCCATTTCCGAATTTTTCCCGACGAACGGTATGCCGGATGATTCCGGTATGCATGACACCGATCTAATCCGTAACAACATCAGGCACCTACTCAACATCCGTGGCCTTTCGGAGGCTGAGGCTGCTGAAAGCGCAGGCATCAACCAGCCGTGGCTGAATCGCTTCCTGCGCAAGGACATTAAGAAGGCCAACCAAGAGAAGATGGCCCAGATCGCCAAGGCTCTCGGGGTGTCAGCCGCTGACCTTGCTTATTCAGATTTGACTGGACTGACGGATCAGCCAGCGTCTCAACCCGTGGGATCGGAACGCGCCATAGTCGAAGCCGCAGTGAGGTTGGTCAGGGAGCTAGAGGCAATGTCGCCGGAGCCCCTGCCCCTGGAGACCTACGGAGAGCGCCTGTATATCGCCATGAAGGTCATTCGCGATGAGGGCGCTGCAGGGATCTTGGATGAGACGGCGTTGATGCCAGCACTGCGCAGGTTCGCGGCGGAGCTTCGCAAGACGGGGTGAGACTATGACTATCAGTGACGAGCGGTTGAAGGAACTGGCTACCGAAATGGCTCAGGCAATGGGCATGAAGCCCAAGGAGCGCCGTGGTCCGACGCTCGTCCGTGGGGGCAAGGTCATTGCCTTCCAGCGAGCCGGGCTAGACGGAACCACCCGGGACGTGATCTACAGCCGGATCCGTGACTTGGCGCGTATGTACTGGCTGGCCTGGTTGGTGCGCCAGGAAACGGGGCACGTCCGAGGGGTCATAGAGTGCCTGACCGACGACGAGCTGCTTGCCTTGAAGGAAAAGATGGAACGCGCCCGGGAATGCCGGGTAGAGGGGATCGGCTTCGATGAGGCCGGTCTAGTACGGGAACAGACGATCTAACCAACAGAGGATGTTGCGATGAAAAGCATGTTGTTCGCCCTTGCCCTAGCGGTTGCCGCATCACCGGCAATTGCCGAAGAACAGGGCGCCCCACTGTTCACCGAAGGTGACTGGTCCGTCTTCAAGGGCGATAAGAATTTTGCTGTTGCGACGGTTGCCAAGGGCGACAGGGCTGGGCTCGCGCTCACCTGTGCAATTGACAGTGAAGTGTGTTCTTGGGCGCTTATGTATGAGCCCCGAGAGTGCAAAGAGCGCTCCAGGCTGCCCGTGGTCTTAAGGAGCAACAACGGCAGTCAGATGGCTTCCGAGATGAGCTGCTCACTTGATGACAGCAATCTAACCGGATTTGAGCTGCGCGGAACGGACGCAATTTCCGGCTTTGTACGTAATTCCGATTCTATCCAGATCGCCGCCGACAATGGGACCAGCCTGGAGATTCTGGATTTCCCCACGAAGGGCTATCTAAAGGCAACTGAAAGGCTGCACTCTCTTTACCCTCCGAAGAAGTAGCCGCCATGACTGTCTGGCGATCATGGCAGATAGTGGTTGCTTGCACGCTGCTTTCTTCCTGCTCCAATCCCGGCCGAGAGCTGGCTCCTGAAGTGGCCTCTCTTAAGACTAGGGTTGACCTCTTGGAGCAGCAACTGGCAGAAGCCAAGAAGAGGGAAAGCGACCTAGATGCCCGAATCACCGTTTCCGAGAGGAACATGGATACGCTCTTCGCCAGACCAATCCAGCAGGAGCCTGCTGAAAGCTGGGTCGCTTGGGCGAAGATCGTTCCACTGCAGCCGGGCGGATTCGGGCGCTCAATTCCGTCACCAGAGGGCGCCTATGCCAGTAAGGCCGCCTGTGAAGAGAACATAGGGCAGCATGTCCAAAAGAACGGCGGCGAGCCAGGCTCTCTGACATTCGCCACCACGGATGCGTTTGGTCGCCCTGCAGCCAAGGTCTATAGCTGCCTACCTAAGGGCGTTGATCCACGAGGCTGATTCACCTCATTGGCGGTAGGTAGACCTTCTACCTACCGTTCGTCGGCTGACTCCAAGAAATATTCCGTTCCGTATTGCAATCCTATTCGGTTCCGAATATCGTTCTCCCAACGCCCCACCACAGCCCATCCCGGGCCGGGCTTGGAGACAAGGCCATGATCGCCATCGTCATCGCAGTGACCCTCGTAGGGCTGGCCGCAACAGGCGGCGCCCTGCTGTTCCTCCTGGTTGCAAAGAAGTCCAGTGAGCAGCTGATCGCAGCTGGCAAGGCGGGTGAGGCATGAGCGCTCCTGTCGATGTGCTGTCGGTCCGGGTCGCTTCACTGCCAGACGACATGCAGCAGCTTCTTGCCGATCTGGCGGATGACGCCGGCGTGTCCCTCCCCTGCGTGCTTCCACTCCGTCGTGCTTCTGTGTCCGCCTTTCCGCACGTCGAAGTAGGCACCGACCCTGCCGACAGCCGCAGCGAGGCCTACGTTCGAGACATGGTCGGCAAAGTGTTGCCGCCGATGCTGGCTACCGGCGGATTCCTCATTGATGGCCGACACAGGATCACCGCGCTCCGCATTGCCGGCGCGAACGTAGCCGACTACCTGGACCTCAGCAGTGTGATCCCGGTCCCCAAAGTTCCATGCGTCGGTGCGATGCAAGGCGGTGCCGCATGACCGCCGACTGGCACATTTCCCGCCGCGACTCGGAAGAGGACTTTCGTGATCCGCGTGAGGTCCACATCGCCGAGCGCGCTGCCGAGCTTCTGGCTGAGTACCAGCGCGACGACGACAAGATCATCGAAGCGGTGAAGGAGTTCATGGCCTACGGCGACGGTGAGGATCACGTCCGGGCTACCTGGGTGTTCCTCTGCGCCTACCGCAACACCGACACCGACCGTGGCATCGCCGACGCGGCGAACGTCCTCGCGAATGACCTCCAGTCCTACATCAACCCGATCCTGCGCGAGTGGGCCGAAGACAAGGCACGCGAGGAAGTGGCGCAGAACGAGGCCAACCAATCCGAAGTAAGGAGCGCGGCATGACTACGAGTGTTGATGTGCTGGCGGTGATGGCTCGGGATGCCACTGCGGCATGGAACGACCGTCGGGGCGACCGAGAAATTCAGGACTTTCTTGGCAAGGAATCCAACGAAGCCCGCGCCGCAGTCGCCGAGCTGATCGAGGTTGCCCGCCAGTTCGACAGCTATGCATCCGCTGACTTTGGCGACACCTCAATCCTCGATAACGAAGAGCTGTGGGACCGACTGAGCGCCGCCCTCGCCCGCGTAAAAGGAGCCTGAAATGGTGATCCAGTTCCCGGTACAGACCGACTTCCAGCTGCACATGCTGCAGAGCATCCGCGCCCACTGCGCTCGCAACGGGCTTGATCGCCGGAAGGCAGAGCGCGACTTCATGGCTGCTGGCTGCACGAAGCAGGCGCAGAACGAGCTGTGGGAGTCGACCCGTCAACACAACCTGGGCCACGGGCCGAAGGGGGCAGCATGAAGCCGGATTGGAAGGATGCCCCGGAGTGGGCGAGGTGGTTGGCTCAGGACGGAAATGGAGTTTGGTTCTGGTACTCGACAAAACCCAAAGTAATCCAAGGCGACGACCGTTGGTCGTATGGAGGGACGTACAAGCGGGCGTATGTAGACACGAAGGGCTGGAAGAAGAGCCTGGAGCGCCGCCCATGACCCGTTTCCTCCGCTCCCCCTACGCCCCGCTGGCAGCAATGGCGCTGATCGCGGTCTACGTGCTGACGAAGCTGGCACTCATCGTTAATGGAGTTGTGTCGTGACTACCTGGAATCCGATTTCTACTGCGCCAAAGAACACCCCCGTACTCATCTACGCAGGAGGGCAGCAGTTCGTTGCGTGGTTGCAGGACGACGCATCCGACGAAGAGTGGGATGAGGACGATGGAAATTCCGACCTCAATGGGATGTGGTGTGTCACTGATAACAAGCTTGGCCCGTTTGCACTTCGCGGAAGCCGCCCGACCCATTGGCAGTCACTTCCTGCAGATCCGGAGGGAGCATGACGCCGACCTCCGAACTCGACCGCCTCTTCCCCGCCATCCCGAAGCCCGATCCGCTGGGCGACGAGGTAGACGCCGACGAGACGAACCATGGACCTTGCGCACAGGGGGATTGCAGCGATGAATAAGGACAACGCGAAGGACTACCTGCCGCTGGTGCAGGCGCTGGCAGAGGGAAAAGTTATTCAGATGTTTGATGGCAAGAATTGGGAAGATTTGGAGGACGTTGCGTTTTCATACGAAATTTCAAATTACCGCATCAAGCCTGAGACGCGAGAGATTTGGCGAAATCGAACTGCGGATGGCGTGGAAGGGTCTGTATTTCCAACCAAGGAAAGCGCGATTCGGGCGCTTGGCGAGTTTTACGAGCCCGTAACGCAGGTTCGCTACCGTGAGGTGATCGAATGACCTCGATGCGCACCCACTACCTGGTACTGGCTTCGTGCATCGGCTTGATCGCCTTCCTCTGCTGGGCTGCGTGGTTCACCTACAAGTATGAGGCGTATCACATCACGGCCTGCGCACTGCTCGTCGCCCTGATCGATGCGTTCTTCATCTACGACGAGCTGCACATCATCCGCAAGAAGCGCAACGACCGATTCAAGCAGCCGCCGCTCACCACCGAGCGGGGCTGAGTTCTACGGAGGGAATGCATCGCGGATCGCGGTGCTGCTGGACTGGCTAGAGCCGGTCGATAGCCGGGGATAAGCACCGGCCCCTCCACCCAATCCCCTGCCCTGTCGCTCACAAGCGCTGGCACCTACATAGAGGCACACATGGACGAGTGGGAGAACACACCGATAGCAATGCCGCCCATGACAGACGAGGACGGCGAGGAATACGCCCGACAGGAAACTCTGGACGGCCACTACGAGACTGACGACAGGTAACGACATGGCAGACATTCCCAACCTTGCTGGCGTGGCTACCGCTGAACTGGTCGAGAAGATCGGCGGCGGCTCATTCCAGGCTTCCTACATCAACTGGTCCCGGACCTTGAACCTTCTGCGCGAGCATGCCCCCGGCTGGCTCCCAGAATCAGTCCCGAGCCATAGTGGTGCGATCCTGCATGAGGCTCCGGTCGGCGCATATCTGCTGATCCGCTTCCGCCATGTGGATGGGACCGTAACGCCGGAAGTCCCGCAGGCAGTGATGGATAGCCGGAACGCGGCGATCCCGATGCAGAAGATCACTGCCCGCGATATCACCGACACGCACCGTCGCGGCGTCTGCCTCGCTGCCGCACTGACCTTCGGCCTCGCCTATGAACTGTGGGCCAAGGTGGCGCTGGAATCCGGGTATCAGGCTGAGCCTGAGCAGGCAGACGACCAGCCGACAGCCGAGGAAATCCGCCGAATCAAGTGCGAAGAACTGTGCGAGGCAAACGCCGAAAGCATCGAGGCAATTCGCGACGGACTCGACTCGGGCGACTACGTGAAAGCTGCTGAGGCTTGGTTTGAGCTTGACCAGGACACCATGCGCGGCCTGTGGGTTGCCCCGTCCAAGGGCGGCCCGTTCACGACCAAGCAGCGCGAAATCATGAAGTCCGCCGAATTCACCAAGTACCGCCCCACTACCGAACAGGAAGCCGCCTGATGAACAACTTCTCCGCTGTAGGCCGCATTGGCCGTGATGCCGTCACCCGCTTCACTCAGGCAGGCAAGGCCGTTACCAGTTGGGCGCTGGCCGTGGATCGTGGCTTCGGCGACAACAAGCAGACCGTGTGGCTGGACTGCTCCCTGTGGGGGGATCGCGGCCAGAAGCTGGCCGAACACATCCGCAAGGGTGATCGCCTGGGTGTGGTCGGCGAGATCGGAACCCGCGAACACGACGGCAAGACCTACGTAACGCTCGACGTAAAGGACGTGACGCTCCTCGGTGGCAAGCAGGAAGGCCAGTCAGGCGGCACCAGCTCCCGCCGAGGCGGTCAGGAGCAGCGCGAGCGGCCGCAGAGGGCTACTGACAATGCGTCCCGCGATGAGTTTGAAGACTCGGATATCCCGTTCTAGGGGGCGGCCATGGTTCGAACATGCACCCAATGCGGCCTGAGCAAGTCGCCGGATGACTTCTACATGGCCTGCACCGGAGTACCAATGGCCGCATGTAAGGAGTGTCACAAGAAGAGTGTTCGGGCGAATCGTGCAAACAGGGCTGAACAGTATGCGAAGTACGAACGCACAAGGGCAAATGATCCTAGTCGAGTGAACGCCAGACGCGAATACGCAAGAACTGCTGGCGGTAAGGACGCTCATATTCGGGCAAACCGAGAGTACCGCCGCAGGTCTCCGCTCAAGGCAAGCGCACACAGGAAGGTAGCCCTCGCGCTGAAGAAGAACCTGCTTACAAGACAGCCGTGTGAAGTGTGCGGCGACGCCAGGTCGCAGGCTCACCATGACGACTATGGAAAGCCTCTTGAAGTCAGGTGGCTATGCGGTCCACACCACGCCGAATGGCATCGCCACAACACACCAATCTATCCGGACAAGGAGCAAGCAGCATGACCACCGACAACAAGACCCTGGCTGTCGATGTGCTGGCGGTTATGGAAGGAACCATTCAGGGAACCGAGCAGGCCCTTGCTGATCTCCGTGGGAAGCGGCGCATTGAGTGCATCGAGGCACTCGGGGATTTGAAGGAAGCCCGCGCCGGAGTAGCCGACACGATTCAAGCCCTAGCCGAGTTAGCAGATCTGTACGACACCGACGAAGGATGTAGATCCACTCCGCAGTACGTAGCTGCGCGTCTGGCCCTCGCCCGCGTCAAAGGAGAATCAGTATGAGCACTGACAAGACCCTGGCGGACGTGCAGCCCGGTGGGAGGGTGAGGCTGGGGGATGCGCCCTGGCCGGAGATCGACGCCATCCTGGCTGATGCGTATTCCGCAGGCGCAGAAGGTCTGCCGTTCGAAGGAATCGCGCGCCGCGCAGCCGTGCGCAAGGCAGTCGCCGTCCTCTCCACTCAGCCCTCCCCGGGTGGTCAGGGGGATGCGCTGGTGGACACCGCGCGCAGGAACATCCGCCAGTTCATTAGCAAGGCGTCGTTCTCCAACTCGGTCGACAAGCAGGCCGCGCTGTCGTGCGTGGACGTGCTGGAAGAAGCACTCTCCGCCCGCCAGCCGGTGGGGGAGCCGGTGGCGTGGCAGGTCAACAGGACCCGTAGTGGTCTCGGTTGGGAAGCCTGCACCCGCGAGTGCTACGAAGAAACGCTGCGCACAGGTCGCTACATGGGACTGCCAGCAGGAGCACGAGACGTGGAAGTCCGCGCGCTCTACGCCGCCCCGCCAGGGGGTACGGAATGAACAAGGTTCCGATGGCGCGTCTGCGGGAGCTCCTGAGGCTGGATGCAGATACTGGACTGCTGCACTGGTTGGTTGGAAGGCCAAATGGCTCTAAGGCTGGCGATGTGGCTGGCGGACAGGACCGCAACCGGTACGTACGGTTGGAGGTAGATCAAGTGAAGCTGGCCGCCCATCGGGTGGCGTGGGCGCTTCACACCGGCTACTGGCCGCCGGATGGAATGCAGATCGACCACATCAACGGGATTAAGACCGACAACCGGCCCGCGAACCTACGGCTGGCGAACAACAGCGAGAACCAGTGCAGTGCCAAGTCTCGCCCGGGCCGCTCCGGTCTGCGAGGTGTTAATTGGTCGATCCAGATGGGCCGTTGGAGGGCAAAGATCATGAAGGGAAAGCGAACCATTCACCTTGGCTACTTCCATGACAAGAACGAAGCCCACGCAGCCTACTGCCAGGCAGCTGCCGAGATCCACGGTCTGTTCCGCAACACCGAGTCAAGGCGGATCGAAATCCGGAGTCAACACCATGGCTGACCAGCTGCTCACCGCTGCAATGGAGGACCGCATGACCTGGAAGCCGATCAGCAGCGCGCCGAGGGATGGGACGGACATTCTCATCTATGACGCCGGGACTGGATCGTACGAGGTGAGTAGCTATTGGACGGATACCCCCAGATATTGGGACGGAAATTGGGGTGACGGCGAGTATGAGCACACTCCGACCCACTGGATGCCCCTACCCGAGCCGCCGAAGGAGACCGACGATGGACGTTGAACAGAGGGCGCGGACGCTGCTGGCCGATGAGTTCGCCCGCATGGGTGGAGTATCGGCCAAGTATGTCGAAGAGGTCAGAAAAGGGATTGTCGGCCCTTGGGATCGCGTGGCAATCCGCGCCATCATCGCCGCCCTCACGCCGCCCGACGAACCGGATCAGGCGCTGCTGGTGAGCATGGCGACGTGCCTCCGCCACGGGTTCGGGCTGGACACGGTGGGACAACAGCAGTCCCAGCTGCGCGACATGCGGAAGCTGTGGGACGAGGTCATGGGCCGAGGCTACTACTCGCCCGCCAACCGGGAGCGCTACGTCGCCATGCTAGCCGCTCGCCCGGAGGTGAAGGTGTGATTGTTCAGGCAGCTATTGCATTCACCGGGTTCACTGCGATTTGGCTCACGCAGTCCAAGCGCGAAGGCGTCCGCCGCCTTGCATGCCTGTTCGGGCTGGCGGGTCAGCCATTCTGGTTCGCATCGGCCATCGCCGCTGAGCAATGGGGCATTGTCGTTCTGTGCTGCTTCTACACCGTAGCCTGGGCCCGTGGCGTCTGGAACAACTGGATCAGGAGGGAGGTGCCGGATGGGCGCGGCTGATGGCATGAAGCTGCTGGTATGCGGCGGGCGTGATTACGCCAATCGTGAGTTGGTATTCGCCACACTGGATAGGATCGACAAGCAGCGAGGCGTCAAGATCCTGATTGAGGGAGGCGCCAACGGCGCGGATGCACTTGCGAGGCAGTGGGCGCGCCGCAGGGGCGTCCTGTGCGCCACGGTCCCAGCTGTGTGGGCCAAGCGCGGACGTGCGGCTGGACCAATTAGGAACGCGGCAATGCTGACCCTTGGCCCAGATGGGTTGCTGGCATTCCCTGGCGGGAGCGGCACCGAGAACATGAAGCAGCTGGCGCGAGACGCTGGTGTGACTGTGATGGAGGTAAGCGATGGTCGCTAACAAACGAGCTGCGCTGACCGCTGCCGATCTACTGGCGGACCTGCAGGACATCGAAGTGGTGAAGGCTCGGACCAGTCTGAGCCGGGCTACCATCTACCGTCGCATGGCGATGGGGACGTTTCCGCGCCAGCGGAAAACTGGTGCCAGGACGGTGTGGGCAAAGGCCGATATCGACCGATTCTGTTCCGATGTGATCAACGGAACAGATATGGGACAAAGTATGGGATCGAATCTAGCAGCCTAG